TGGTCTAGTTTGATTCGTATTGCGTCAGGATCCAGACCTAAATCCTGAAGTTCTTTAGTTCCCATTTCTCTAAAAAATTGTTCATAGTCTCTATTTTTTAAATCTCTTTTACTTAATTTGTCAAAAAAGTTCTTATAAACTTTTTGCTTATCTCGGTAGTCTTTCGCTCTAGCTTTTGCGTTAGCAGCTTCTTTTTGCCAATCTTTGTTCCTTTTTGCACTCGCCTTTTCTTCGTCTTTAATCTTTTGTTTTTCTGCTCTGGCATTCTTCCAAGTCCTCAATGATATGTTAGCCGCTATCAATAATAATACAGCCAATGGGTCAAATACAAATATTAAAACCATAATAGCATATCTTACTGCCTCATCAAAATGGTCTTTTGCATTGTCACCATATATTAATTCTGCAATATACTTTAATGGACCAACCTCTGCCTCTATCTTTTGTTGGTCTAATTCTATTATAGATTTTTCTTTATATAATTCTGCAATCTTATTTGTACTTGTTTTAATTTCTAATTTTAGTAGTTCTCTTTCTTCTTCTTGTTTACGTCTCTCTTTTAAACCTCTTGTTGCATATTCATTATTTAAATATACTTCAATTGATTTATCTAATTGTAATAAAGTTTTCTCTGCTCGTTCTATATTACGTTCTTCTTGTAATATTTGTTTATCAATTAAACTGGTTTGTATTGTAAAGTTAGCCTGTGGTTGTACACTATCTAGGTGTGCCTTTGATAAGAAACCAAAGATACCCATAGACGTTATAAAAATTAAAACTATAACAGCAGTTGTTAAGTATGCTTTTATAGTTTTAGGTACAAGACTATTACGCCAATTGTTATACAACCAACTGGCGGCTACAAGTTTACCGACTTCTAGTGCTGAACCCATTGCAATAATAGGCACATATGCACCGGCGAATATAGTAGCAAGACCTATAATAGAATAGCCAGCGGCTATTACAGATATAGAAATCGCACTTAAAAATGTAAGTATTATTCCGAACATAGTATTATTTATTACTCTTTAGATGATTGTACTTTTTCTATCTTTGACATCATATTAATAACTCTTTCAGCATAATCTGTTGTTGTAGAAAATGCCGTTAAAGTTTTAATAAGTTTTTTTGAATCTAACTTTTGGTTTTTTGCCCACATAGCCGCTCTCATTTTTCTAAAGTCTTCGTATGCTGGGTGTTCATTTAGTAATCTAACATATTCTTTTACTGAATCACATTTAGTTTCAAACACTCTTACACCCCAACCTTGCCATTTTTCTATGCCTAATGGTAACATATGTGGTGCTGTTGATTTAAATACTCTGATACCAAATAAATTGTTTGCCTCTTTTGCAAATCTTGACATACCCCAACCTGACTCTAATACAGCCTGACCAACTAACATTTCTATTGGTACTCTTTTGTCAACTGGTGTTGTAAAGTTTAGATAGTCAACACAATAACCAAGTTCTTTTACAAACTCTTGTTTGTTTTTGTATTTCATTTCTTTTGATACTAGACCTAAACTTTGTGCCCATTTAGTATGCTCTTGTCTTAATTCTTCGTTTGCCCATTTCTTAGCAAGTGGATTAGGATAAAAAGTACCTGCACCGTAAACGATTGCTAATACAAGTATAGACCAAAATACTCTTTTGGTCCATATCCAATATATGTTTTCAGGTTTTATAGAGGTAGCTTTTTCAATATCTTTCATTATTTTTTTTCTTTTTATCATATTACCTCTTCATTGCTATATACTCAAAACCTGTAATAGTGTGTGGCTCTTGTTCGCCATACTCTGACCAACTACCTACTGCAATTGGTTTCATACGCCTTTGAGTGAATACGATATTAGGATTATTTGCCATAATCTTATTCATTTTTTTAAATATTTTTTCTGATTGTTTTTCTGTAAAGTTAGCGGCCACATCTGTTGCCCAATTACCAGTATAATAGGTAATTTTCTTTTCTTTACTTGTTTCAAACTTTTCTAGGTTGATTGGCACATTATTGATAATATGCTTTAGATGGTGGTCTAGTTCTTTCGTCTTTCTCATTATATATTCCTCTCACTTTGATTATTATAGGCCGAGACCAAGAGTCTTCGCTTTTGCTTCAAAAGACCAGAATAAAGCATTATGATTTCCTGTGTCTCCCAAATTTTGCATTTGATATAGGTGTACCATTTCGTGGCACAACGTATCAAGAAAATATTGAAAGCTTGGGTACTTTGGTAACATTTCAAGTTTATATTGTCTTGTACCTTTTCTCTTCCACTCCAATATGTTAACTTGCCCAACACATTTTTGTCTAGCAAGTTCTTTAATTTCAACATCATTGAACGGTGATAATTTACCACCAAACATTCCTTCATTGATGTATCTAAAATATTGTTTGATTGCCTTGTAGGTAGTTTTATATTGTCTCTCGCCAGAAGCATTTACACCTCTTTTGATGAGTTTTTTGACTTTGAGTTTTTTACTTGTAAGTTTTGGCATTTGTTATTTACATTCATAGGAGCCACCTTCAAGTAATTTACACTTATATACTTTGTCTGCGTTTTGTCTCATTTCAGAGGCAATACCCTCTAGTATATTAGGTAAATGTTTTTGTACAACAAAAGACATTTCTGTTGCAAACTGATATACCAATTTTTGCATTTCAGCTTCAAGAACGGAAGTGTCAACATTATTACCTTGTACTTTTTGAGTAATAATATGACCAATAACAGCCGTGTTGTACTCACTTGCTTGTACAGATTTTGCAAAGGCATTTAAGCCAAACCACAAAACAGCAAGTATTAATATCAATTTTTTCATAATGTAATCTCCTATAAGTTATTTATAGGGTCAGTATATACCACCGGTGCGATAAAGTCAAGCACTTTTTTAAATAAAAAAGCACGAAAAATCAACGTTTTTTGTGAATTTTGTTCTATTTTTGTTCTGGTTTATAGAATTCATCATTCCAACCAAACGCTTCTTTCACTACCGATTCACTTAATCCTTTATAAACCTTGTTCAGTTTCTTATCTTTCATAGATAATAAGACCTCTGCTTCTGATTTATGAAGACCCTCTAATATCTGAATAAACATTGTCTCTTTTTGTGTTTTTGTGGTTTCCGGGTCTGCACCGTCAACAAAATGCCACAATCTTTTAGCTTCTCTACTTAACATTGTGTGCTCAGTACCTAGAGGTGCTTCGTTAGCAATGTAAGGTGGTGTACCACTTGGTAATGCCCACTTGATATTAGGGTCAAAAGAACCTTTTAGAATCATTCTTAAAGCTTCAGAATTGTTTTCCTGTAATACTTTAATCTTCTTTGGTTTATCTTTTGCGTTATTAACTTTAGTTAGAATTTCAGCAATCGTTGGTTCTGCTGAGCTGACCATACCTTGACCAGCGTCCATAGATTGTTTAGGCATAATACCTAATCTTGATTGATGTTCCATAATTTGTTTATCGTTTTCTGCCATAATTTTCTCCAATTCGTATTATATTGTACTCATCTTCTTATTGTATTTATCCTTAAAATACTTCTTCTTGTACCATTTATAAAATGCCTTATCTGTAAAATATTCTGCAATATCGGCCGCTGGTACTTGGTCACTTCTAATACATTCTGCAAGAGATTCATACTCATATGTATCAACTTTTCTGGTCATAGGTTTGTCTTTGCTATTTTCTGCAATAGTTCTAACATTCCTTTCCCAATTTTCTGTTTTAGAATATGACATTAATACTTTCTATGTATATGTTTTCTTAAAGCTCTTGTTAATTCTTCTATCTTATCTATAATAGCAATCAGACTAGGGTCTGTAATATATTTGCCGGCCTCTTTTGCCTCGTCTCTTAAATCGTTATATTCTCTTACAGATATTCGCACCATTGGTGTGGTATCTCTAGTTGATTCATTCTCAAAACTTTTATCGTTATCTCTATCGTCAACACTTGTCATAAAAACCTTTTGGTTTACCAGTTGTAAGAAAGGCCCCGTTAGGGGCCCTTCCCTTGTCGTTTAATTATGCCGAGTAAGCAACTTGCTTACCGAATACAGCATTGATACCAGCCGCTATGATAGCTTTGCTTGG